ATGTCAGAGGTTGGTGGGTACAACGCCTTGATCTCGGCAACAGCCTCTAAGTCTTGGGTGACATGAACCATGACATGGTCTCTGTTCCAAGCTCGTCTTGCGAATGGGCAGGGAGCCAGCCCGCCATACTCCGGGGAGGCCCGCTCCAAGACTCTATCTGACCAATCTCTTATCTCTTGACCTATGGCGACCGCTTGCCGATCCCACTCTTCTTCATCTATCACCAGCAAACCCCTATTCAGCCATCGACCCGCCCCAGCGGGGAGGTGGCGGCCTACTAATAATCTACGTCTTGGCTAGGCTTTCGTCGTCCTAAGTGCTTGCTGATGTTGCGACACCACCAAAGCAAGTCTGCTTCTGTCATGGTGCTCTTCATGAAATTGCAGATCACACAGACGAGCTGGATGTTTGAAGGGAGATAGCCTATGGAGCTGTCTATTCGGTCGACGCTGATGTTTGTTTGTGTCTGGCCCTTGCCACGAATGGCTGTCATCTTCACGCCAGAAAGGGCGCAGCGGCCTTCCTGTTTATCGTATATTTCTTTAAGAATTTCTGGAGTAAGGTGCTGGTCTCGACCTTCTTGGAGCTTAATGCTCTTGCGTATTCTCTTGCCAGAACCCCAGCAAAGCTGCTTTAGCTGGTTTTCTACGCTGCCATTAAACTCTTTGATTTTTTGCTTGCGCATGCAGAGGCGGCATCTCCCATATGGAACGCCAGCCCGACCTTCTTTAGTCGCCGTCTCGCCTGATCGTTTTCTAAATTCAGAGTAAGGTAAGGTTAGGTTACAGCCATTACAACGACGCTCCTTCTTGAGCGTCATCTACTAATCCCTCTTGCTTTAGGTAGGCCGAATAAAACTTTAGGAAGTCATCAAGACGTAGCAGGCAAAGGCTCTGCCCAGTTGGCATCCTGTTCTTTCGGTTAATTACTATAGGTATGTCTGGGCTTGAAGTCTTCTGTATGTTGCCTTCAGCCTGACGCATTGCATCGTGAAAGTTCAGGCGTTCAACCCTCTTGGCCTCGACGAATAAGGCGGGGACGCCAAGCAAGTCAGCACCTCCGCTCATGCCGACATGGCCGCCCCCGCTGAGTGGGGCGCGGAAAGATTTAACGCCTGCTTTTTCGTTGATGTAAGACGCCAACTCGCGTTCGTAGTTGTCGCCTTTGCGTTTAGACGGGGTGGTCAATCTTCATACCCCATCTGCTTGCGGCAACCTTTACAGAAGAACCAGTTCTTTGGGCGCAGTTCTTTACTGCTGCAACTCATACATGGACGAGACCATGTCTTCTCTTCGAAGTCTCTGCGTACTTGGTATTTCGCTCCATTGAATTCTTGCAGTCCTTCACGGACTAGAATTCGCTTTAGAGTGTCGACACAACAGCCAATGCGCTGTGCCATGTCAGAGTAAGAGTGAACGTCATGGTTGCTTCGGAGCCAATCCAAGTCCGCGTCTGAGACGCTGACCGTTCTTGGCATTTTAGTGTCCTCTTTTTCGCAGTCCTGCCTTTCAGCATTATGTGTACTTTATGTGCGACATGACACAAATGCAACACCTTATGAGTAATTTTTACACCTAAAGACGTATTAGGACTTGAAAAGACCAACCCAAAACGATACACTCGCCTTGCTCGGTGAGTGAGGAACGAACAGAGACCGCCCCCATAGGGGTCGGCCTCTGAGAGAGACGAACTTTTAGAGCTGACTTGTATAAGTCTTAGTCGAGTGTATCGCCCAGAGTACAAATGAAAGCGACAAAACCTCAAGTCCTTGAAAAACAGAGACTATACGATGAATGGAAGCGAAAGCGAGACTCAAAGGAAGAAGTCCGACCCAATCCTCCTGCTGAAAAAAGCCTACCAAGAACTGAATCAGACGAAGAAAAACGTCAACGAGAAGAGAACAGACGCAAGCATCCAGAAATTGCAGCGTTTGTTGATGAAGTAAGAAAACATTTTCCTGACGCAAAGGTCGTCTCACTCAAGACCTACACGCCAGAGCAAACGGCAGAGCGCAAGCGGTGTAAAGAGCTTGGCCTGCCGATGCCTGATTTCGATTAGTCTTCCAGCTCAAGCCAGTCTTTTATAAGACGTACTGGCCGCTCAAGTCTGGTGGATATTGTCGTAGGGTCGAAGCCATCGAGGGCCAAGTCCTTTGCTTTCTGCTTTGTAGATCGACTTGAGACGACCAGCTTCTCATCTGTCTTATCATCTGCCGCAAAGCCAATCCACTGAACCCTGTCGTGCATGTCAGTCCACTCACGCACCTTGCCGTATCTGATTTCCATCACCATGTAGAGGCGGTAAGACTCAGGCAGCTTGCTTTCGAGCAGAGGCCAGACTGGGATGTCGTAATTCCCATCGAAGAGGCCCGCATTCTGCGTCGCAGTTTCCTTCTCGCGGAAGACCTGAGCCACCCGTATCTGTGTCTCCAAGACGGTAAGCTGGTTTGTAGACCCCGCCTCACGGCCAATACCCGAGTCACTTGGCTTGTTGCTGTGATGGATCATGATGACCGATAAGCCAGAGTTTCTTAGCTTGACCGCCAGCTTGTTGATCTTCGCCCATTCATCTGCTGAGTTCTCCGCAAGGCCCGGATAGGCTGATCGTATGGTGTCGATAACGATCACGTCTGGATTGCTGAACCCTATCCATTCCTGCAACTCCATGAGACCTTCGACTTGGTTCAAGTCTATCTCTTTCTTGTCGACGAATGGCGTCCAGATATTTAGGCGATCCTCTGTGTCGCCATGGATTTGACGCATCTCCATCAGGCGTCTAGCGATAGTCGCCATTCCCATCTCAAAATCTAGGTAGAGGACTCGTGCAGGTCTGCCTATTTCAAACGGCCCAAAGTATTTCCTGCCAGCGCAAAGTGCAGACACTGCGTGTTGAACAAATAAGGATTTACCATGCCCGGAATAACCGAAGACCTGCACGATAGTATTAGCCGGAAGCCAAGGCTCTATCAAGTAGCTTTTGGCGTCAGATTCTTGCAGCAACTGCTCGGCGTCCGACATCTGGATAAGGCGTCTTACTCTATTGGTCTCATCCTTTTCGGTTTTTATATAAGGTTTATGTACATAATTCCCTTTGTCATCGAAGCGGTCAGGGTGATTGCGTCTCTCCGCCTCTTCCATAGAAAGGACTGTCGCCTCGAACTCCCTATCGTCTAGCCTGTCCTCAAAGAACTCTTTCATGAAGGCGAAGCCACGCACACGAAGCTCGGCTCCGAAGTAGCCCTCCATAATAGACTCGGAGATGTAGCGCATGACCCGTTCATTGCGGCCATTGCCTAGACCTGTAGGTATTTTCATGGAGGTCGGGAATGTGTCGCGAACATACTTGGCTGTGCGATCCCACTCTGACATGTGATCCTCTTGAGAATACGGAGTGACCGCAGACAAATCTAGCGACTCAAAATGAAAGTCTGCGTCTGGGTTAGGCACACTGACTGACGGCCTCCAGTCTTGCCAGACAGGCATTTCGTCCCAGTCAAAGACGTGCTGAGGGTAGTCCCAGTGATAGTTGTTAGAGGGCGGAAGTAGCGCATAGCTACCATCACCCCTGAAGTCTAACCCGTTTATCCTCGGCCAATCCGCGCCCCGACTGTTGACCCCTGCTCTCGGGCCACGGCGGATTCCATCCTTCGGGTGCTCGAAGTAAAGATGGATACCCCTCTTCGTCTTGGCTTTGATGTTTGACCTCATGCCAGCGTCGAATGCCGCATGCGCGGCATCCTCGTTGTCACAGTCAACAACAACAACGCCTGAGATTTCGCCAGTGATTAGAGCGATGTCATAGTCTGGCCATTGCGTCCACCACTGCTCAACCTCTTCCTCTGTCGGTTGGCGTTCTTGGTATTCTCTCCATTTAATTGCTGGTCTTTTCCCTTCCGGCTTGATCGGTATGACCGACCATCCGCGCTCTAGGTACTCAAGAGCCGCATCCAGTTTTGTTGTCATGGTGTTCCTCGTCAAAGTAAGTGTCTAAGTCTAAGTCTGGTCGTGCCTCCTTGATCTTCTCAAGGACGCGGCTGCTGACGTACCTGCGCTTTATCCAAGAGTAAGGGGCAGTCCTGACCACCTCTGCAATCTCCGCAGTCTTGGCGGCACCTCCCAGCTCTTGGATGAGTGCTTCGATATTCAGCTTAACTTTCAATTTTTTTCTCCTGACATATTGGGGTTGCAAGTTGTGATGTCTATCGTATAATACACCTGCCGAGTATGTAAAGACACCAAACGATATGCTGGTGAAACCAAAGGAGGCATTTATGATAGAAGACGATTGGGACATCTTAGAAGGTTCCTTAACGCCCAAGTCAGCGTCCGCTGAAATGGCAACAGACAGACTGCAACCCATGGCCAGTGAGTATTTCTACCTGTTGGAGAGATACGACGAGATGGGTGAACGAGTCGCAAAGTTAGAATCTGAAATGGCCAGACTATTCCCTGAAGAAGAAGGCGAGCTTGCTCTCTCAACTCCCGATGGCTTCGAGGTTGTTGTAAGACGAAGCGAGCGTTGGACTTGGGACAAGCAAAAGCTGGAAGAAATCTTCTCACAAGGAGACGTGCCTGAATACGTCAAGCGCACATTAACCGTGGATAAGCGTAAGTTCCAAAGGCTGCCTGCATCAGATCAGGTCATGCTCAAGGCTGCTCTTACCCGCAAACTAGACTCACCCAAAGTAAAGGTAATCAAGCATGTTTAAGCCAATGAGCACAGGCTCACTCGCAAGTGATGGGCCAATCAAGGTCTTACTGTATGCGCACCATGGTTTCGGCAAGACATTTCAATGTCGAAACTTTCAGAAGCGGTATGGCAAAGGACTAATTCTTAGCGGGGAAAGCGGCCTCAAGTCTGTAGAGGATGTAGCTATTGACTACATTCCGTTTACGTCTTGGGACGGCAACCACGATCCCGAAGCAGACGTCTACTCGTTTCGCGGGATTATTCGGATGCTGTCGTCGGACGAGTTCAAAGAATCTGGATACAAGTGGATCGCGATTGACTCACTTACAGAGCTTTCAGAGCAGCTTATATCAGCATTAGAAAAAGAATACGCTGGCAACGGTAACGGGTTTGCCATGTGGGGCGACTACAACCGCCTCATGCTTGGCGCACTCAAGTGGATAAGAGACCTACCCATCCACGTCTATGTGACCTGTCTGGCTAAAGAAGAAAAAGACGCCAACGATGTCACACAATATTGGCCGCTAGTGAAGGGGGCTTCCGTCTCGAAGCATGTCCCTGCGCTATTCGACCACGTTCTTTGCGGTGTTCGTGCCACGGAAAAGAACGATCAAGGCACTCCGAAGGTTCGTCGATACGTTGTTACCGACGAGGTTTCTGGATGGCACGGAAAAGTTCGAGACCCTCGGAACAGGCTAAAAGCATACGAGCAAGTTGACGACATCACTGCATTGTTCGCACGGATGGCTATGCCAGATGAAGAACATGCAGCCTTTGAAAAAGCGAAAAACTCTGAGACTAAAGGAGATCAGAAATGAGTGAATGGAATGGCTTTGATAGCCTAGACCTGAGTGGTGTGGCAGAAGGCTCGTCCCGTGTGTCCCTTGAGCCGGGAGAACACGAGGTAACGTGTACTGAAGCTAAGATAGAACCTGCCGCTAATAACCCTAAGCACAAGAAAGTTGTAGCAGACTTTAAGTCTAAGTCTGGCGCAGGCGAGATCAGAATGAACTTCAACGTGTACCACTCTAACGCTCAGGCCATGGAGATTGGTCAGCGTCAGTTGAAGTCTTTCTTGACCGCCGGAAATCACCCCAACCCAGACAAGCCCGGAGATATTGGTTCTCTAAAAGGGTTGAGCTGCAAGGTTGTTGTTGGGTTGGGTAAGCCATGGATAGGAACAGATGGTCGTGAGCGTCAGAACTCTGAGATCAAAAACTTTTTGCCGCTGCCCGACGCAGAATCAAAACCGTCTCCAGAATTGGACGACGAGATACCGTTCTAAGAAAGATTGAGGGGGGAGCTTGCCCCCCCTCATAACTTTGTGAGGCAAGATGAAACAAGAAAAAGCGTTGAAAGTAGTCGAGCTGATCGACGAAGGTTACAACAAGGACACGAGAGAACGTGCTCGGCAGTACATTGGTGCCAGCATTGTTGGTACGCCATGCGATGCGATGCTTGCATACAACTTGCGAGGCTTTCCAAATGACGAGCCAAACGCAAGACTCAAAAGAATATTTAACTTTGGCCACATGTTGGAAGACTTCGTTGTCAAAGACATGAAGAATAAGGCAGACGTGAGAGTCTGGGAAGTAGACCCGCTTACTTCAAGACAGCACACATATGAAAGTTGGGGTGGCCATGTCGTGTGCCACACTGATGGGCTTGTCGATCTGGGTGACGACGAGATGCGGATACTCGAAATCAAGTCTATGAATGATGCTTCCTTTTCAAAGTTTAAGAAGTCGGGAGTAAAGCATAGCCACCCAAGGTACTTCGCTCAGGTGCAGATGATGATGGGTATGGCTAACATCCAAGAGTCATTCTTTATCGCGATCAATAAGAACAACAGCGAGTATCATGCGGAGATAGTTGAGTATGATGAATTTGAATATGCACACATTAGAGAGCGTATCGAACGAGCCATTGGCGGCACAGCTAGGAAGGTCAGTAAGGACAGCACAGACTGGCGATGCCGAGGTTGCTTCAAGGCAGGAGTCTGCTGGAATGGAAGAGAAGTTCCTAAGCAATGCAGCACCTGCACTTTCGCGACCGCAAGACCTGACGGTGCTTGGCATTGCACAGTGCTGGACGACGAAGCTAGGGAAGTATGTTCAAAATACGAGAAATACGAACCTCTTCCAAAGGAATAGAATTCAGATGGCTTTTGAAAAAGTAAAGGCAGACTTTCACAGACTATCAGAGCAGCGATCAGACATACTCAAGCAGATAAAAAAGTGTGAGAACGACATCCTCTCAATCACTGAACGTCTTGAGGAGTTATCAAAAACAGATGACCAGTCGCAAGAATTTGTAGATCAATACTCCAAGGCGAAAGATAAGCGTAGGAGATTAAGGGACGAAGTCGCAGACTTAGAACACTCAGTCAGGATGGTTGAAGCGGAGATCACCGCGATCATGATGGAGTATCAGTTCGTCGTAGACTTCGAGGAAGTTAACAAAAATGCGAACTAGAGATGAAATTTTGGAGACGGCTAATAACTTGGTGAATGGTGATAGGGAAGCAGATTACGGCTCCGCTGTCACAAACTTCAACCGCATCAAGACAGGCTGGAACGTCATCATCAACGCGGCTCTCGCTAGTCATGGTGAGATTAACGAAGGCCACGTCGCTCTTATGATGGATTGGGTCAAGACTTCACGCCTACTAGCCTCGATAGATCACGAGGATTCTTGGGTTGATAAAGCTGCATACTCAGCTTTAGGCGCAGAAGTCGCCCCACCTGTGGTTAAGAAACCTCGAAGTGAGGGCCATCAATAAACGGTCTCTTCCCTTGGGATCGACGCAAATCAACGTAAGCGTTGTATGCGTCTTCCATTGTGCCGTTGTAATGTCTTAGGTCTGGTATATGCCAAGCGCACCCCCAGCGCAAAGATAGGCCAAGCTCTCTAGCTGCATCCACCATCGCGTCCGCGATGTCGTCGTAGACTTGGATTTCCCAGCAAACGTCCTTTCCCATATAAGCAACACAGTCGACGGCATGAGAGTAGCCGTCCTCTTGAGGAAGGTGTTTGCTGTTCATTGTCTGACTGCGACCCGTCCGAACATTCTCTTCCTGTTCAGCCATGGTTCTCACCCCGCAGGTGATCCCAAAGTCTACCGAAGTCTTGGTGATCGCCAGCTTCACGACTTCTTGCAGCTTAGGGTGTACCCCCTCAAGACGATCTAGGCTGCGCTTGGATAGCTTGAATGCCATTGGTTTACCTTTCTAAAACAAGATACCGCCGATCACGACACCACAAAAAAAGATCAGAGCGACTGTCGTCTTGTGCTTCAGCGTGTCGGACACTTCGATTACTGCTTCACTGAACTTGCCAATGATTTCGTCTTTCATTTTGTAACTCCTTTGAACTTCTCAAATGTACGAAGCGATCCCAAACCGAGCAGACCACCGAGGACTGTAAGCAGTGCTGACATGTCAAACTCTGGCAGGTCTGGTGTTTGCAGGCCCGCATAGGTCAGGCAAAAAATCAGCAGAGGTTGGAACACAAAGTGCCAGCCGAAAGCTACAGCACAAACCCAGCCTACGAGCGGCCTCCAAGACGACTGAAACCAGTTGCCCTGAGCTTCAACCTTGTTGACTTCTATCTGTGCGAGAGCAATTTCATGGGCCTGTTTTTCGGCCATGGTTGCTATCTCATGAGCAAGCGCAGCCTTCTGGTCTTTGTCTTCAATAAACTTGTCGAGTATTTCGGATACTGGGCCTATCAGTGCTTGTAACATTACTGTCTCCGTGAGGTTAATTCACGCGTATTCTCTTCGTAAGACGTGAGCCTGTCGTCCTCACTTCTTGTGCATCAAGGCTTGTGCGCCCATGTACGTTCCGACCACCCCTGCCTGAGCAATGTAGAAAAGGCCAAGCAGGTCTGCCAAAGCGTCCACTCTGGCCTCCGAGATGATGGGACTAAACAAGACGACCGTGAACAAGAACATGGTTGCCATGGCAATCCATGCCATCTTCTGCTGTTGATCGAACTTCTCTTCGCGAAGCTCGATCTCAAGCATTTCCTTGGCGCGAGACATCTCCTCGTCTGTGATGGTGCCGTCGTGATCGAGGTCAAACTTCTCGTACTTGGATTTCTCCTGAAGTCTTTTTATCAATCGAAGCCACCTCCATCAAAGTTAAACTTCTTGCTAAAGCTAGACCCGTACTTCTTATCAAAGTTGTAAGGGCTGCCGCCTCCACCTTGCTCACCAGCAATGGCATCGACAACATTCTCTTTTATGGCTCTAACCCCACCGGCAAGTGGGACGCGCCCCATAAACTCTCGCACTGCTGTTCTCTCTTTGGCGTTGCTTTCTGTGGAACCAAACGCTGCGTCCATAGCTCCGCCGCCAACGCTTATGCCAGATATAGCCAGACCATAGGTTGGGCCAAGCAATGTGCTCATAATGCGCTGCTGACCGTAAGCCCCGTTATCGGCTTGAGTGACCGTCGTGTGGAATATATCCGCGAGCAGACCAAGTCCGCCCATCTGCATCATGCCTTCGAGATACCAACCCATGAAGTCTTGCTCGTTGCCGTGGACTTTCTCATCGTAGCCCATGCTTTTTGCAAGGTTACGGATGCGAACCTCAGGGCTTTTCTCATCATCGCCACCGCGAGATTGGACAATATCTTTTATCGCCAACGTGCCTGCACCGAATGCTGGGCCTATAGTTGCGAAGTACATAAGAGGCTTAGTGTTGCCTTGACGAGCTTCATCCATGATGTACGTCGCATAACGCCCCATTAGTATTGGGAACGACTTGAGCTGCATCACCATTGCTCCAAATGGCGTGTTAGACCATTGAGGCATCTCGTCTGGATTCGGAGAGAACACCGTCTCGTCCGCAAATCTTATGACCGCCTTACGCACTTGCTCATCCGAACTCATCATTCCGCGCTCGATAAGCTCGCTTCCGCGAGAGCCACTGGGCAGGAATTCTGCCAAGCCGTAACGCGTTAAGTAGCGGTGCGCAGTCCTATACTGAGTATGCTGCTCAGTGATCGGCTTCTCAGGGTCGTAATAGCGCATCGCTTTTTGCTGCATGGCCTCGAACGTGTTGTACCCGACAGCACCAGAAAGCTGGCGCATCGTGTCTGTCCAAGGCGTAAGCATCGTCGCATTGAAGAACGCATTACTGTATTTGCCGTCCGCTGCGCCGTACATGTAGATCATTCTCTCGTGCACAATGTTTTCCATTGCAACACCAGTGTCGTAAACCAGCTTGCGGAACTCTTCGTCTTGGGCCATTTGGCGAAGGGCTTTTGTGAAGCTCTTGAAGTCGCCACTACGAATGACAGGCAGGACAACGTCGCCCAAAGATGATAGCGTCGTGAAGCCAAGCAGGGTGACATTGTTCACGTTGCGGACAAACTTACTTGCGTTGTTGGCAGCCTTACTTCCAGTGCCAGACATCGGCTTCTTCATCGCGATCCGCATTGCGTTGTGGACAAACTCAATGTCGCTTGCATCAAACTTGGCATG